AGAGGAGAGACAGACGAGCAAAAGATTCGCCTAGATTTCGAACAAAACATGAACATTGATGAAAATATGGCTGGTAACAGTTGTAGAAACTGTTGCATATACCCCCCGTACCCCTATTTTATATAGCCCTAGGTATCCTTAACGGTAAATATGACGGTAAATAAGCCCACCAGACGCTGAAAACGGTAAGGCTATAGGGGGAATTTTTCTGTGAGACTTCTATCGTAAGCACTTCAGATTTTTACTTCTAAATTATTGCTACCTATAGGTCTGACTTAAATATATCTCCTCCTCAGTCTTATAATTAAAATAGACAATCAGGTCACCTATAGAGACTTATTTGGTCTTTCCCTCTCCCTTTTAGTGCAACCTTTAAAATTGGTCATATAAATAAGGAGAGGAAAGAATTTACCATCGTAAACTTTTAGTATGAGCCTGATGTCCTGAGATAACAGCTAACCCCATGTTTGCTTGGTCTTTCATTCTGCTGACCTCTGCCATCATAAGTTCTTCCTTACGGATAGACATGCGCTGCTCTACGTCCTGAGCCATTGCATCTACCCAATACTGACAGGCCATTGCTAATGCATCTAAGCGGTCATCATTGGTCAATGCGCCTCTGTCAGCCGTGATGCGTGTTAATTGATACATCAGCTGATAACGTAAGGCTTGCTCTGGTGGCAGATGTTGGCAGCTATCAAAATCTTTCTTGATAACCTTCTTGTCTACTACCAGTCTGTGTTGGTTCATTACAGGTTCAAGAACGTCAATAATCCTGCGTTCCTTCTGTGTGTTATGTCTAACCTCAGATAGTGTTACTGGGTATACCTTAGTCAATACAGGCATAAACAATTGGTTAAACATACCATCACCAAAGTTACTTTCGACGATTATCTCATTAACCATTTCTTCCTTTGCGATGACTGCAAGTTTCTCTAAAGCCTCCTGCGAGTACCCACCTGCTACACCTCCGCATCTGCGCACGTATAGGTAGCCATTGAGCATCTTTATGACTGCATACCCCGTCTCATCTTTACCCCGCCCAGAGGGGTCTATGGACATCACAGAGCCTGTATATTCAATGAAGTCTTCCGACATAAACATAGGCTTGTGATAGTGGTCGCCGTTGAAAGCAACATTGGGTAATTCTTCCACAATATGCTGTGGGTCTGATGACCAAACGACTTTCTCAGGGGCTTCATGCACTGGTATATCCATAATAACGAGGTCTGAAACCTTGAGTGGATAGCGTTCTGCATCTGATAGCCTTGTATCGAGCATAAACTGCAGCGCAAACCCAGAGCGTCCATAGGATGCTTCACGTTCTAACAAATCAAAGTCAGAAAAGCGGTTAGGGTCTGTTGGGTCACCAATTAAATCACTATCAGCTTGCAGCTTATTGGTAATCATAGGGGCTAACTTAGTGCCATAACCTATAGATTGTTCCTGATTTGGGTAACGAGCGGGCCATATACTTACTGTGTAACCACGGTCAGGTAGTTTATTATATAGGCTTTCTTGGTTTTGAGGTGTGCCAAGATAGATAATACGTCCATCTGGCTTCAAGATAGCGTCAAATTCCTTAACAGCCTCTGATAGTTTATCCCTCATGCCTTGTGTCATTGAGTTATTTGGGACTTCAATATCGTCTGCAACAATGACATCTGCGCGAGAACCTGCAAGTTGCCCACTAATTCCTACAGACTTAACTGATGGTGCGTGAGACGCTGCAGCAGGTGCAACATCAAAGCTAATCTTGGACTGTCTTTGGTCTGTCTTTGGCCTCAAATGTGCTAAAATATCCATTTCGTTAATCAAACGCAGCGTGAATGTAGTAAAGTCATCTGAGCGTGATTTAGATGCAGAAACCACCAATATATTTAATTGTGGGTTCATATATAGCAGCCACACAACATAAGCAGAGGTAATCCACGACTTACCTACACCTCGAAAGGCTTGGATAATCATACGTTTCTCACCATGCTGTAGTTTTCTTGCGATGTCATACTGAACCACTGTTGGGTCTGGTAGATTAAGGTGCTTCCATATTACGAATAAGAATTTACGAAAATCTGAAAGTGGGTCTTGCTTTATGGGCAAGCCCAGCGAGGTTTTTGCTTTAAACATTAATTAACCTTGAGTTCACTCACATCAAAGGCTGCATCACTGAAATCAGGAAGCGTACCTACGAGTTCACTCAATGGTGAACCCTCTGCTGGAAGTGCATCTATTCCGTTATCTTTTAAAAATTGTCTTGCAACATTAAGGTCAGCTGACTTTGCATCTGGGTCTTTGACACGCAGCAGTAAGTTCTCAGCTAATGTTTTATGAAGAAGAGCCATCATATCAGTATCAGTCATCACGCCCCCTCTTCAGCCATTTCCATGGCTTGATGTAATGTTTCTTTGTTTCGTCGTGACCAACCTCTACCGAAATGCTTAAAATCATCTAAGCCTTTATAGAATGCTTGCCTAACAGTATAAACGTAATCGATTATAAACTTAGGGTCTTTTTCAGCTACGAGCTGCAAGGTCTTTGGCCCAATGACACCATCTGCTGTTGCACCAACTGCACGTTGTATAGCTTTTGCAGGTCTACTCGCTCCAGAATTAATAGCCCAATCCAGACAGGCCCAATCAAGGCCAGATGGAAGTGAATCAAAGTGAATTCTATCAGCGTAATTTTTTCTATATATTGGAGCGACATCCTCTGGTGTGAGGTCACGCATCTCTTGTTCAGATACAGGTCGGTCAACCCAATCTTCATATACTCTTCTAGTAACGCCAAGGTTGGTCATACCACCCCTGTCGTTTTTGTTGTTCACATAGCCACCTTCGTGGACAAGTACCATTTCTAGGCATTTGTTAAAATTTTCTCTCATTTAGTAACACCCTTTGTTTTCTCGAATGAACGTAGACCACCAAGTCCGAGCATACCCATAAGCACTGGCATCATGACTGATGTGTCAGCTTGTGGGACGACTACGCCTAGTGGTGATAAAAGCGGGCTAACTAAGAAGTTAATTGCCATGCCTACTACGCAAACCCATGCAACTGCTGGCCTCCAAGAAGATTGAAACCAATTTCCCTTGGCTTCCTCTTTGTTCACTGCCAGCTGTGCTATTGATAATTGTTGTGCGTGTTTTTCAGACATAGTTGCTATCTCATGAGCGAGTTTTGCAGCTACATCTTTGTCAGGCACAACTTTATCCAGAAGCCCAGCGACTGGGCCAATCAATGCTTGTAGCATATTGTATCCTTATTATTTTAGTGGATTTTCGGCTAATGAATCATAAGCCTTCCAAATGTCATCTATTTCCACTTGGAACGTATCCAATTTATCACCGATTTGGTCAGTGATAGTGCTTGATTTTTCAACCATACTACGCAGTTCCAGAAGTGCCTTCTGCTGTTCCAGAATTGTCTGCATCTGTGTAGAAATCGTTGATAAACGTGTATTAAGACCTCTAACATCATTATCTGTTACCGCCTGTTCTAAAGTTTGAATTCTTGAGTTGAAGTCAGCTGCTCTCACATTAAATATGTCAGATTCTGAAACAACTAAATCTATACCCTCCTCTACAGCGTAGAAGCGGTTTAGGGTGTCATATCCATAATAAATCGTACCGCTAATTGCTGATAAGATTGGAAGGGCAGCAGCTATGTACCACCCTTTGAATGAAAAACGCCCAACTTTAAGTTCAGTGTCTTCCATTTACATGTCCTTTATGGGTGTGCCGTGTTGCTGCATATATGTATTTGCACCATAAATTGCAGTGGCATCCTTCATGTCATCCGTTAAATATCCTGACCAACCAGTTCCAGCATCTGCCCATGTAATGATAAATTCATCAGCTGCTTGCGTATAAGTGATTGCAGTATAATTCCCAGCGACCAAATTATTGGTAGCGGTATATGCATCAATAGATGCTGTTAAATCTGAATTGTTTGCTGCAGCCATGAATGCACCAGCTTTTTGAGCATAATTCTCTACACTGTCCAAAGCATTATTATATGTAGCTACTTCTGATGCTTGAATAGAATACTCATCTGTTTGAAGCATATCCTGTAGTGCAACCTGCTCTGGCTTTGTATCTGCCTCTGCAGCTATTGTAGCTACTGATGTCGCTGTAGCTAGAACTGATGTAGCACTACTTAATAAGTCTATTGCTAGGGTCAGTTGTGTCATCGATGCAGTATGCTCTTGGGTAAACAGCTGAGTAGCGTTTTGTGCTGTAGCGTAATCGTGTGCGATAACTTTA